GCTGGATTAATCGTCGAGTTCGCCGAGCTGGTGGCTGTGGGCAAAATGACGCTGGAGGCCGCTTTGGGTGATATGGATGTCAGCGCCGAGAGCGACGAAATGGAGTACGGCGACGGTTTCGACCCAGACCTGCACGGCGGTGAAGATGACAACACCCCGCCGCTGGAGATAATCATGGCAGGCGGACAAGCTGCCTGGGACTACCAGAACGAGAAAAACGCCTGGCTTGACTCTCGCATTTAACTACCCCGCCCCCGAAAGGGGGCAACCTTAACCTTTGAAGAGACATTAATGATGAAACGTATCACTGCCATTGCTTTAACGATCGCCGCTGTTCTGGGCACCTCCTACGTCGGCAGCGCATCAGCGTACGACTTTGCCACTGATGCGCAGGGTTCCACCCAGTGGGCACAAAACACCGAGGGTAAGGTCGACGGCCTTTCTAACGATGTGTGGGGCCTGGGCGAGCGCAACACTCAGCAGGACAAAGCCATCGGGGATAACGCCTCCGCTATCGGGCACATGAGCCAGCACGTAGGGCAAAACTCCATGCTGATTCAGGCCAACAAAGACGCGATTGACGCGCTGGCTAACGCCCCGAAACCGAAAGACGGTAAAGACGGCGCAGCAGGCCGCGACGGTGTTGATGGTGCTGACGGTCGCAACGGCGCGGACGGGCACGACGGTAAAGACGGCAAGGACGGCGCGCGCGGGGCTACTGGTGCGGCTGGTGTAGACGGTGCTGTGGGTGCCACTGGCGCCACTGGTGCCACCGGGCGTAACGGTCGCGACGGTAAAGACGTGTCGCCAGCCGTGGCTAAACAGGTGCAGGCTAACACCAACAAGCTGCGCCAGCACGACCAGCAGATCAGCGACCTGCGCGATGACGTAAAAGGGATCGGCAATAACGCCGCTGCCATGTCCAGCCTGCATTTTAACGGGAACCGCGACAGCTGGGCGATCTCTACCGGATCATACAACGCTGACGGTGTTGCCTTTGCTGGCGGCTTGCAAAAATCGATCGGTGGTCATCTGGCTACCACGATGCAGGCCTCCTTTGACGGCGAAGGTAATACGATGGTTGGCGCAGGTCTGCACGGTGATTTCTGATGACCCTCGCCGAGTCCATTTTAAAGGCTGCCGCTGGCGGCCTTTATCTCACCCCAAAACCGATCGTAGGCCCTGGCATTCATACAGGACGTAAAGAACAGAAGGCGCATAAATATCGCTGGGGTGATGATGACGACCACACCCTGCTGTCTATGCGCACTTTAGGCCTCAGCTGGGACGCCATAGGTAAAGCTATGGAACGATCGCACGAAGCCTGCCGCCAGCGGCACCTGCTGCTGACGATGCCGCGAGAAGAACATGAGCGCCGGAAAGCGCACAAACGCCTGAAGAGGAGGAAAAACGATGTCGCTGGCTACTGATATTTTGAGTCGAGCCAGACGGGGCGAACCGCAGGTGTTCGGTATATTCGGCGACTATGACGCCACAATGTGGCAGCCAGAGGATGACGCTATGCTGATAGAGTTTCGTTCCCGTGGTCTGGTCTATAAACAGATCGCGCGTTTACTGGGAAAAACGGAAAGCGCCTGCGCTGCCCGGCATTGTCGCTTAATGGAAAAAACAAAGTGACAATGCAGTGCAATCTGTTATTATGGGTTCTCAGGGCGACAACCGCCGAACGACACCAAAGGAAATGATCATGACCGACAGCCGCTACCCTAAATACGACGCCAATGGTAAAGCGATCCGCGCGTTCGAAGTTATCGAAGTGCAGACAAACGGGCACGAGGTCAGCAAAGGCTCTTTCCCTGTTGATGCCGAGCTGTCAGCGCACAATCTGGCGGATAACCTGAATGATGCTTTCGGTTATTCCGGTGTTGAATATTTCGTTCGCGTACGCCGTTACGCTTAACCCACCAGCCCCCGAGAGGGGGCGCTACTTAAGGATCATCACTGTGAAAAAATTAGCTTTCGTTTTACTCCTTACCGCGTGCAGCACTCAGGCCGCCAGCTTTTCCGACAAAGTAAACGCGCTCAAATCAGCGCACCCGGTGCCTGCCACCAGCGAAGCCCCGCACCCGGCAGACCGTCAGGCCATCAGCCTGCACCGTATCAATGTGCAGGAGCGCGATGCAGCGTTAACCGAACTTTATCGGGCAATGAAGGTCACCCACGCGAGCGCTAAAGATCGTCATCAGATGATCCAGGCTGGCGAACGCGCCACGGGGTACGCCGTGGATACTGACGAGTGCGTTACGGCTTCGCGTCTGGCAGCTGCTGCGCTGGTGGCGGATAACCCAACTTTAGACGGTGACGCTACCGCTAATTTCTTTAACTGGGCTTGCCGTGCGCGCATATCTCGGGGTGCTTTATGAAAATGATGGTACTCGCTGCCGCGGTGGTTTTGTCCGGCTGCACCAGCGCGCAGGTGGCCTACACTTTCGGAACCGGACAAAGTCCGCAGCGGTTGCAAGAGCTGGCGGCACAACGCGACCAGCAGCGCTACGAACAGGACAGGGCTATGGAGCGCGCGGAGTATTACCGCACCCGTTGCACTCGCAACCACTGCAAAAGTGATGAGGATCTGGCGCCAGTACGTTACAGCTGTGCGGATCCGAGCTTGTCCGAGTCTCGCCGCCTGGCGTGCAATTTGCCGGGTATGACTGTTACTACTGACGGAACCGGGCGCGTTATCGAACTGGGGGTCGAATGATACCAGAGCATATCCGGAAAAAGGCCATAGCCGCTGCCGAGAAAATGGCGGCCGGAGAACTGCGCCCCCGCTTATTGCGGTTGACTCGTACCCCGTGGCGTGTTGTTGACCTGTCGAAACGCTGGCGGTTCATAAGCCATGATGGGGTGACCTGGCGTGTTGTCAGCCATGAAACGTATTCGAAACTGACAGCCACCCACAGGAATAACAATCATGCTTAAACACTGGTTAGCAATAGGCGCTGTCGTCGCGCTGGTGGTCGCTGGGCAGCTCGCCCTCACCAAAGCATACAATGAGGGTGTCGAGTTTCAGAAAGGCATACAGGCGCAGGCTGATGTCCTGCTGGCAGACCTGCGCAACGCAGAGAAGGAAAGGATCGAAGATGATGCGAAAAAACGAATTGCCGGGGCTGATGCTGCTCGTGATCGGGCTGTTGATGCTCGTGCCGGGTTGCAGCGACAGCTCGCCGACATCAAACGGATCGCCGAAAACAATTCCGGCGTTATCACCCCTGGGGGAACAGCCCGCGACGCCATCGTATTGCTTGCCGACCTGCTCGGACAATGCGCAGCTCGATATCAGCAAATGGCAGGATTCGCTGACAAAGCGCACGACGCCGGGCGCACCTGTCAAAATCAATACCAATCACTCCGAGGGGCTGTGAAATGACAACACTTGAAAACCGCATTGAAACCGCGCGCGAACACGTAGCGAAGCTGGAAAAGGAACTCGCGCAAGCCCGTGCTGACCTGCTCCTCGCTATCGAAAAATTTTACGGACTTGTACCTGGTGTAACACGCGTACGGGTGACAGAGGTTACCCAGCCCAGCGTTAAAGTCGGCACAGAATTTATTTACTTCGGGATCACCCAGCAGTGGCCAACACGTCCATGGATTAATGGTGTACGCCCTGGCGGTAAACAAATTCGTAACTTGTACAGCTCCTGGGAGGTGGTCAATGATCAACAGTAAAGACATTGCGCCAGGCACCACCGTGTATATTGGTCGGCGCGGCCTGCTGGCTACCCACGACGTTCTTTTTATGGTGGAAGAGCATACCGTGGTTAAACGTACTTCATGCGGGTACAAAGTGGCGCACCGCGCCTATAACCACGGCAGACTGTTGATGGACGCTAGCTACTACATCAGCGCCAGCAAAGAAGAGGTAGTTAAAGCGCTTATGGCTGACGCTGACGAACAGATCAAACAGCTACAGGCAAGCATTGAGCGCATGATGCTGGTAAAACTTAAACTGTGGGCAAGCTACTAATGAGCGCATTAATGCCTGAGGGTACCCGGTGGTGCACTTTCATCGGCGGCAGCGTCGACGGTAAACGAAGTCTTATCCGCGACGATGTCGAGTTCTGGGAAATGGCGGATTACCCAGCAAAACCTGAATTACTGTCGGTTGAGAACGCCACTCCGCTGGTGGAGTTACATCTTACAGTTTACCGTTATCGTCGGGTCATCCTGATGTGGCACCAACGACCGATCCATGTTTTTGTCTGGGAGGGGTTGCACGAATCCGACATCATACCCGCGCTGATAGGAGGTTATCGCCGTGATAAAGGGCAGTATTAAAGAGCAACGCGACCACCTGATCGCCACTTCGCCATACTGGTTTTGGCCTGACGCGCTGGTGACGCTCCAGATCGCTGATAGGAGGTTATCGCCGTGATAAAGGGCAGTATTAAAGAGCAACGCGACCACCTGATCGCCACTTCGCCATACTGGTTTTGGCCTGACGCGCTGGTGACGCTCCAGATCGCTGATAGGCTGGCGCAGCTGGACAAGCGGAACCGGAAAGAGGCGTTGCGCGTTTGTGCTCGCCAGCTGGTGGAGCGATGCCCGGCAGCATGTCAGGATTTGCAAAAGCGGCTGATCCAGATGTCGACTGAATTTTTCCCTGAGGCCTCGCTTACGGTTATCAAAGCAAAGGTCGAACGGCTTAATAAGCGCATGGACGTGCGGCTCTCACAGGACAACGACGTCCACCATTGGCTTACCCCGGAGGTAGTCGATGACTAAATCCGAGATAAAACACGCTGCGGACGTACTGGAAGAGTTAATCAAGTGGTCACGCAAAGTAACAGAATCCGAGGGGGTTTATTTTCCTGGCCTCCACCCGTTGAATAATGCCGAGACGACTTTGCGTTTCCTCCGGTTGAAAGAAGAGGATAAACTTTAATGATTTATCGTAAACGCCCCTACACCCCGCCGCCTCTGCGCCGGGTCTCCGGAGTTGAGCACAGGATTACGGCGACAGCCCCAGATGGCACCACCTTCAGCATTTCGTGGTGTATCCGTGACGACGAGGCGGAACTCATGCGCTACCCGCGCAGTTACATGGCCGAACGGCTGCGGAACATGCGACGCGTGCTGCGTGAACGGCTGGTACAGTACCAGAGCCGGGTTGAGGTCTGACCCAATAAAAAAGGCACCCTGTGGGGTGCCTTTTGTTTTTACTGCGACCAGACCGGGCTTACGCCAGCACTCCCGTGATCTTAACGATACACAGCGGCTGGTACACGATCAGGCCGCCTGTGCGCGCGTCACAGACCACTTTAGCGTGGAGGTTGTTCCACTGTGCTGGATGCTGGCGGAACGCCTGCGACAGCTCAATGGCGGCAACGTCGGTTGACTTCTCAAACGCCAGCGCCACTTTCGCGTCGTCCAGCTCCTGCGCATAAGCAATGACCAGACCCGGGTTTTCCTGCATCAGATAAGTTTTATAACTGATCTGCGTGTTAGGCATCTGGGTGGTCAGCGTCTGCTGCACGCCGATCGGGAACACCAGGGTGTTGATCTGGTGCAGGCCTTTGGTCGACGCCATAACGGCGGTGATAGCCTTGTTGATATCGGTCAGCATCGCTGCGGCACCAGCTGCGGTTGGCGCCCATACAGCTGACGCACCGATCGCGGTGATGTTCGGATGATCCAGCACACCAACGATGCCGTAGTCGGCGTCGCCGTTCCACACCAGATCGTTGATCTTCGCGTCGATACCGCGGCGTGCAGCCACAGCCAGACGCTCAGACAACGCTTTACCTGTTGCGATGGCCTTCTCGATCTCCGCCATGCTGAACTGGTACGCGTCGGCAACGGTATACAGCGTTACTGTTGCGGAAGCGCCCCAGATGCCCACCATAGGGATATCATCAGAATAGTCACTGATAATACGAGCCATACCGAACGAACCGATCACGCGCACGGTCAGGGTTTCCTGCCAGCTCGCAGCGTCGGATTGTACCGGGAATACATTCAGCGCGTTGTACTGGACGACTTCCTGCTCGTAGATACGAGCGCGGAGTGCATCCAGCTCGCGCGCCAGGAAAATAGACCCTGCATCATCGAGGCGCTCGGTGCCTGTGTGCTCGCGGAAATAGCGATATTCCGCTTCATCGTAGTGCGTATGTTTTGGCATGTTGTCCTGGCCTCTTATGCGCGGTTAATTTCGACTTCGGCGATCAGCTGGCCGTCATCATCGGTTTCAGTACGACCCGTGAAGGTCCAGCCTGGCAGGTGGTTATCGCCGTCAGCGATTGCTGCCGATTTGGCCTCAACCCAGCCAGTTACCTCTTTGCCCGGAGTGGTGCCCGCTGCCGCGACATACACCGCTTTATCGTAGGCGATGTTGGCAAAAGCTTTTACCAGCATCCAGATGCGCCCGGTGTTAACCACGTTCAGCGCGGTTTCCGGCGCGTAGTCATTACGACCGATACCGTTCACTTCTGGGTGGCGTGCGCCGTTGTGAGAGAACGCTACCGCACCGACTTTTTTGCCCGCGGTGCTGGCTGCATCGGTCGCAGTGTCACCTTTCTGGTTACTGCGGGAGGTAACGCCAGTAAACACGAACACGGTACCCGCGCGGGTGTATTTGCTGCCGGAGATAGTACCGTCGTTAAACGCGGTGCTGACATCCAACAGGGAGGTATCGGAGATCAGACCCGCGAAACCTTTTTTCGGCAGCTGTGCGGTGTTCAACAGCTGGCCTGTAAATGCTGGAGGGATTAAATTACCCATAATAACCTCTTATTAGCGAACAAGGCCGAGCTTAGCCAGCATACGCTGCTCAGCTGCTGCGGCGGAGTGATCGTCTTCAGCGCTGTCATTGCGCTGCCCTTTCTCTTTACCACCGCCGATGTGGTCGCGGCGTTCGTCGCGTTTCCCGCCAGTCGGTGCCGGGTGAGCCGCCAGCGCATAATCAAACGCACCGCAGATCTCCAGGTCGTCTTTACCGTCCAGGTTAATAGCTGGCATGACAGCTTTAACAAAGGCGGCTTTTACTTCGACGTCAGATTTACCTTCTACGTCGGTGACTTTGTGAGCCACAGACGCGATCAGTTTGGCTGACGCTTTCAGCTCGTCGGCAGCATCGAGGCGCGCCTGTTTCAGTTTCTCGTCGAAACCGTCAACAGTATTTTTCAGCGCATCACGTTCGGCAGATACGGCAGTGAGGGTGCCCTTAGTCGTTGACAGGGTAGCCTCTGCACCATCAAGGCGAGTTTGCAGGCCGCCAATATGATCCGCGACTTCCTGCGCGACTTCGATCTCGGTGCCGTTCGCCAGTTTAATTTTTGGCATGGGGTTGTCCTCGTGGTCGAAATAATCCTCGTTACCGTCCAGGTTTAGTCTGGCTACTTCGCCAGCCCTCCCCATCGGAACCATCGCGAGGTGGTTAACAACAAGATTGCGCTGGATGGCGTCAAACGGTTCGAAACCATCTTTCGGCGTGTCGCTGATCTCATTGGTTGCCGCAGAATAGTAACCGCGCCGTTCTTCGAGATCTAATCTGTATCCGAGCGATAAATATTTGTGTGTCGTACGGCCTGCGGTTTGCGCTTGCTCGTCGTGGATCACGATCTGGTTGAACGTAACCCCCTGCATGGAGTCGAAGCGCGCCGACAGCATTGTGCCGACGTTACGAGAACGCGCCGTTTTGCCGTTGACCATACCGCCTTTGTGAGTGATCACAACAGGCTTGCCAATCATGCTTTGCAGCGAGGCAGCGCTCCCGGCGTCCTCCGGTAATCGCAGCTCGCGCCGCGGGGTGCCGTCAGCATTGCGGTAATGCAGGATCCCGGTTCGCCCGGTTGCTGCTTCTGTGTATAAAAACCCGTCCTGATCCTGGCGCGTTAGCACTGACATCGGGGCGGAGTCGTAGCGGATAACGGTCATAAGTGTGCCCTCCCGTGCGGATTATGCGGCGTTGCAGATATTTGCAGAAATTTGTAGACAATGCACTGCATTGTGGTATCTTTATCGAACAGGGCGACAACCGCCCACCACTTAAAAGGAAAACATCATGGCTAACGTTAAATTTGTGACTATCGACGGTAAAGATTATGCACTGTGTGTCTACGAAGATGGGTACAAGCATTATGCGGTCATGACTGAGCGCCGTAACCAGTACGGGCTGCGTATCCAGCGCACCCTCAACACCCCAGCGATCAAGGCAAAAATTGACGCCGCTGTGTTTGAAGCTGACCACACCGAAGCGATCCAGATGAATGCTGACCTGTCACCTGTGGCTGTTGCTGCTGCGCACGACGAGGCGCTTCTTGCAAACATGGGGGTTGAGTTTTTGAATCGCGTGCGCCTGTATCCTGAAACGGTAGTTAGCCCAGACGAGGCGCACGCCGAAGCGCTGGATATGAACGAAGAGACCGATCGCCGCCGGGCTGACGCCGTACGCCGTTCAATGCTGGCTACGCTGGAGGAGTCCGGCACCCTGCCAGCGCTGGTGGAAGCCTGCCACGCCGAAGCGTTGGAAGAAAACGCGCGCTTTGACTGGTTACGTGCTCGCTTCGGGGTGTTCCACGTGTCGCTGGATGCTATCAAACAGCAGATAGTCGAAGAGGCGCACGACGAGGCTCTGCGCATAGCTGCCGAAAGAGGCACCGCAACGTTAGAGGCGCACCTGTGAGCAAGAACAAAAACCGGATCACGGCTGCCCGGGTGCAGCCGGGGATGTCCATCCGCAATAACAAAGAGTGGGTTGCTATTAGCCACGTATCGATCGGCGACAAAAACACAACCCTGCGTCTGGTAAACGGTCGCCAGGTGGTGACGGTTCACTGCACAAAGCTGCAATTCAGGGCTGCGGGCAACCAGCACAGCGACGGGCGCACCGCACAGTATTGCGAGCGCATGACCGAGGATAACCGCGCCGACAGCGACAATGGCTGCGACCTGATGAGGCACAAATAGTGGGTAAGAACTACATCCGGTATTCGAGCCATATGGGGCGCACGTACACGCAGCCCCTCGTATGGTGGCGGCATGAGGGGATCAATAACGGCTTTTATGCCAGCCAGATCCCCGCCGACGGTGCTGTAAAATGTCTGGCCTGTAATAGCAATAACTGGACGGATAACGGCGAGCACATGAACCAATACGAATGCGCTACCTGTGGGGCATTCATCACTACGGAGCCAAAAAACGATGCCGATGCGTAGGCTATCGCCAGATGAGTTCTGGCGCAGGGTGAAAGAGGCGAACGGCGACCGCTATGACTACAGCAAAGCGGAGTTTACCAAAACCACTCTTCCGATCACTGTTACCTGTCGGGTTCACGGTGATTTTGAGGTGCAGGCTGGCGCGCACATGCGGGGGAGTAATTGCCTTAAATGCAAACATGAAGACACGCGCCGCCGTATGTCTGGCAACCGCAACGCTGCCGTCGATCAGCGCGACCTGTTCGAGCAGGTGTTCCCGATGCCTGCCACAGTAGAACGTCACGGTGTGGGGTACCGCACTGCTGCATACGATTCTATTTTTATTAGACGCTGGGAGGGCTGGTTGGCTTGCTCGGAAAACATGAAGAGGCGCAGACATGGATAAGTTAATGCCAATCGTTGCCGGGTGTCATGCGCTCGTAGTGCACGGGTCGTGGAAGGGTAAAAATGTCCGGGTTATCGAAGCGTCAAAAGTGGCGGGTAGATGGATTTGTGAAACGTCACAGCTGGCTGTAAGTTTTCATGAGTCTCATCTTATGCGCATAGACGGCTACGAGCCGAAGATGCAGAGCACAGGGGTGGATCGGCTGATCGGTGCGCAGATATCGATCAAAATCAATAAGAGGACTAAAAAGTGACTAACCAGAAAGCAAAACTGACCAAAAAAAGAACTGGCCTGGCTGGACGAAATACAGGAGGTGATCGACCGCTGTCCGTCACCGGGTAAGATCGGTTTCTACACGATCGGCGACCCAGCGATCCATCTGTATGACCTGCGCAAAGAGCCGCAGATTTCGGCAACTAATGATGACCTCGTCGTTGTTGTGCAGCGTAACGGCTGGGGTTTTAACGAGGTAGACATCACTTTCCCTTCGCCAGTTAATGGGGTATGCGGCTAATGAAATCACCAACGTTACGCAACACCGCCCAAAAGATCGGGCTGATCATCCATCAGTCAGCGTACGCCGGAAAGATGCAGGCCGAGGTTGTGCGCGAACTGCTGGCGCAGGGCTACGAGCTGGGGGTGCACGACGAGCTGATCGCTACTGGCGCCGTCCAGGATCCGGACGTTGACAAAATCATGGCTGATATCGAGAAGATGCGCGAGCGCATGACGACGACCAGAGGTGCAGCTATGCGTGACCAGTACTGCCCTTTCTGCCTTACTGGATGGGGTGTTAGGGAGAATCACAAATGCAAATAACTGAATTGACCGATTCCCAGCTGATCGCCTGCTGGAGACAAACACGCCGCCTCATTGTGCACAAGCAGCATCAGCTGGCGGAACTGCGACAGCAGCTTGCCGCGCTAGAGGATCAAAGCATCGAGTACACCGTGGAGCTGGCTAAACGCGGGTTCAAAGTGACACTGCCAATAAGGATCGACTAATGCAAACAGGTGACGTTTACACGCTTGACGACGGGTCGCACGTTCTGGTGCTGCGGCTCAACGTTGCACGAGGTAAACACCTCTTCCGGGTGTGGCATGCAGGGTGTAAGAAAGCCCAGCCAGACATAATGATCGGGCGGCAGACACTGAAGTTTTACAACGCTGTGCTGGTGGGTAAAAACTGCCGCCTGAACAGCCAGCGGAGAGGCAGATATCTTGCGCAAAGGTGATTTATACCTGATGGAGCAATCCAGTGTCTATCCGCTGGCTAAATGCTGGTGTCTGGTGCTTGCCCCGTCGAAGTCAGGCGGGTGGCCGGGCACGCTGGTGCGACCAATCTGGAGCGATGACCCGTACACTGGGTCGTTTATGGCGGAACAAGATCACCCCAGCGCGCTGCTGGTGGGGCGAAACGTAAGGATTAAACAGCATGGCTAACCCCGAATCCTGCCCCCATTGCGGGGGCGTTAACGGTGTGCACACGAAAGAGATTGTCGATTACAAATCATTCTACAACTGGGACGGCACCTACGACTCCGGCGAGCACAACCGCAGCATAAGAGGCGGTAAGGCGTTCTACTGCTGCGACTGCGGGCGCAATGTCACACACCTGATGGAGCATATTAGCTGTCGTAATCTGACCCCGCCCAGTTAGGGTTTCGATAGCATCGACAGCGGACGGCCTGCCCGGGCTGTTCGCCTTTCGTCGGCGTTCGCCGTACCTGCCCGACTTTACCTACCCTCCGCAGATCCTCATTTGTCATAGGCTGTCCGTCATTTCGGAAGGTCTCCCCCTCCTGTGCAACGTGCGCAGCTCGCTCGCGTTCGTCCAGCATACCCGCCCAGTCGTAATAGCTGACGTTGGCGTTAATGAGGCGCTGGTGCCCCAGATCGCTGTTAAGCGTCAGGATCTGGTCAGTGGCAATCAGGTCGGCGCGAGCCTCGGCACTGAAGCGCGTGCCTGACAGCATGTCGATCTCCGACAGCCCGGTGTTCGGATCCTTCTCCAGCAGGCTGCGCTTTAAAGCGTTCTTTGACCAGCCGTTAACAACAGCGTTTTCCACATGGTTGCGCAGGGCTGCGTTGCGCTGGCTGTCAAACGTCTTAATCATCGAGGTGGATTTATCGATCCAGCTGGATGCCCTGGCAGCGATGCCCGGTTCGTTCCACGGCTGCACCGCCGGGAGTTCAATTTTCGACGGTGATTCTTTCACGAACCTGCGCCAGTTTCGCCAGCTGAAGAGGCTGACGTGCGCCGCCAGCTCGCTCATGTGGCTGTTACTGACCAGATTAAAAAGTTCAGTCTGTGACTGTTCGGTCGCCCGGTTAAGCCATGCGTCAAAACTGGCCGGATCCCATGACAACGGCATTACGTAGTCGTCGAGGTTCCCGATCACGTCGTTGCGCCACTGGTTGACCCAGCCGCGCAGCTCTTTTGACCAGCTTAATTCAAGCGCCCGGGGCTGGAGGGGTCTTATCTTTGCCACGGGTAGCCTCGATCTCTTCGTTGGTTGGTTCTGCTGGCATAGGCGGCACTGGCTTAGTCGAACTCATCGCGTAATCGCCGCGTTTTTTGAGGGTGTCGCGTATCTCGTCGATCGTCAGGATATAGTTAGTCGCGTACACGCTGTCGGCCTGACTCTGTTTGTACAGGCGTTCGGCGAGCTGCGCGAGGGTCTCCTCCTGAATAGGCCGCCACACCACGGAAAACTCCAGGTCCGGGTAAAGAATACTGACCAGACGACTCACTGCCGGGGTACCGTGGTTTACCTGTTCGCGTGCCAGATAATTTTGCCACGACTGCATGGCACCCTCGGCGCTGTTGTTCAGCGCGCCGGATGCGTCGCCTGCCAGCACAATCTGCGGGATACCAGACGACTGGGTCAGCTTAGACTTTTTGGTGTCCAGCACGTCTTTGACACCTGTCAGCGAGCCGTTGAGTAACGCCACGTCGTCAGTATCTTTGTCGATCGCAATCGTCGACCGGACCGAGCGCACACCATCCACAAAGTCGACTTTGCGCTGTAGCGCTGCTGTTCCCGCCCGGCTCTCACATTGGTCACCTGCGCCTTCGGTTTTATAGACCAGCTGCTGAAGGCGCTGCAAAAGCAGTGTCGCCCACTGGTGGCAGTCGTCAAAGTCGTAGATGTCGCCGAGGATGCCCTGCAAAACCGACAGACCGAAATACTTCTGGCTGCTGCCCATGTTTTTGCGCAGGGTTGGCGGGATCGGGCGGCCTTTGATTTTGATCAATCGGCTGTTGTGCACCTGGATGTCAGTACCGCCCATCAGCGGGTTGACCGCCCAAAACAGCGGCATACCGAACTCGTTAGGGTCGGTCTTCTCGTTGCCCGGCCACATGTCCAGCTCGGTGCGGGATACAGAGCGCAGATCGGTAATCTCTTCCCCCGGCAGCAGCTCCTGCATGTCATCAGCAGCAGTCATCACAACCACAGCGCCGCCGCCGTCGAGTCGTGACCACATGTATGCCTCTGCCAGATGCCGATCGGCGTGCAGCTCATCCCAGCGGCTGCGGAACAACGCGGCGTCGAATTCAACCCCTTCCGCTACCTCGATGTCGAAACCACAACGGAACAGCTCATCCGGTACGCAGGTGACAATACGCGCCGCGGTTGCCGAGTTCAGAAAAGCCTCTTGTAACTCGTGTTCGGGTAACAGCCCACGCGCCCCGCGGCGGTTTGCCGTCGGACGGTAGGCCTGCGCGTAACTGTCTTCGCGCTCGTTAGCCTTCGTTCTGTATTGCGCTTTAGGGGTACGCTTCATCGGTTCAATCTCTCTTGACGTTGTAGGCGACGATCTTGTGTTCGTTTCTTCTCCTGGTCAAATCCGATCGAGTGGGCAGCCTGCACGACCCCGTGTTTGGTACCGGGCACGCCCTCCTGTCGCATAAGCCCCAGAATGGCCTTAATTTGGGTGCTCAGGGGTGCAAAAGCCCCTTCAGCGGTCTGACCCCCGCCAAACGCCTGCAACGCGACAGGGGCTTTCCTGCGCACGCCCAGGGCACCATTCTCCTCGTCCATGTAGCGGATCTCGTAATTTCTACGCAGCCAGTCCCGCAGATTGCTCGTCATTCACGCCCCCTCGCATCGGTGTGTAAGCCATTACGATCGCGTCGCCGTTGTTGGTGGACGGCACGTTGCGCTGTGCCATTTGCTTTTTGGTCTCGACCTGCAATTTACCCTCGTTCATTATCCATCGCGGTTCGCATAGCTCGCCTTTCGCTTTCTCCCAGAGGGTAGGGTCGATCCTGACGGTGTCGATGCTCATCAGGTGCCGCATACGCTCGGCGCCCATTTTCTCCTCTACTGCGATCAGTTTCTCGTAATGGCTGCCTTCGGCCTCAGTGTAATACTTCCGCACCAGGAATGCGTTTTCCGCGCGCTTTGCGATGTCATACCAGCTCTGCGCCTTCGCATTCAGGAAGTGATCCGAGTTCTTACGCTTCGGCATGATCAGCTGGTTCGGGTTGACCACTGCCCCGCCAGCATCGTAAGGCCGGAACGTCAGTGTCGCCTCGCCGTTGTCATCGAGAGCGTCGTTAAGTTCACGAACAGCGCCTTTTGCCCCCAGACCCACACCGATCACGTCGTAGCGCACTTCGGCACACTCCATGCGACGCGCTTCATGCCACACGTATTTAGCCGATGCCACCGGGTCGACTTCGCGGAACTCGTTGAGGTAGCACAGCACGTTATTCATGTGCATAGCCACCACTGATGGGTCGCCCTGGCTCGTGCCGCCGACGTCATACCCGGCAATGAGGTGCGCGCCATTCTCGTAATCGACCTGGAGCATTTCGTGCAGGTTCTCGGCTGCTGCCAGCCATTTGGTTTTGATAATCGACATCGGGCTGTCGCCGACGGGTTGGCCGAGCCAGATATGAGCGTGCAGGTCTTCGTCGGCATCCCGCAGCAGGCGCTCGTCCATCGCCAGGCTGGTCATGTTGTGCCACGGGTTCTGGTCAAAGTTGATGTGTTTGCTGATCCGGAACCGGGTACCATCCGGGCGGTAGTCCGGATAAATACACTCGCTGACGAACATCTTCCATGTGGCACTGATGGTGCTGATCGGGTTCCACGTCACCCAGATCTGCGCGTTCGGCAAACGGATCGTCGGGGTCAGGCGGTTCCAGCTGTCTTTAGTCACCGTCGCGGCCTCTTCCACCCAGCACTGGTCGTAGCTGGAGTACCCGCGCACCTTCTCGCCCGTCTTCGCCAGACCGATGTATTTCACCCGGCCGCCCTGCTTCGCTTTGATGTACTTATCGGTGATGACGCACTCGTCCAGCGCGCCCAGGTCTTTGACGGCCTGCACCAGCTCTGCGTGGCTGGACTCCTCGATCGAGTCCTGAATTTCACGACAGCAGAGGAGTTTTGACCCGCGCCAGATGACTTTGATCATCAGCAGGCGGGCGAACGATAGCGATTTGCCCGAGCTGCGCCCGCCCCTTGCCTCGTTCCATCGAGCGTTATTCTCCCAGTATTCCCGGTAGCAGTCCGCGATCGCGATGATGATCGCCCCGTTAGCAGTGCGCTGGCCGGGAACGAAGGCGCGCGCCTCTTCCTCGGTTTTAACCCACTGGATAACGGGTTCAGGCGTTCTGACTTTGCCCCTGATCTTTTTCTTGTTCGCCAGCTGGCGCAGCACGCTGTTGATCTGGTTTATGGTTGGCATGGCATTGCTCGCAGTCCGTTAGAAATGGGTCTTTGTTCCGGTTCAGTGTCCGGTACACTCCGGCACCGTTGCATTGTTTGCAGTTCATTCGCCGTCTTCCTCTTCGCCTTCCAGGTCATCGCACGCAGCATTCAGGGCGCGCGTATGAGCTGCGTTTAGCTGAATCTCGCCGAGGGTTCGAACAACCTCGACAGCCACCTTGACGCTCGCCGGGTCTGCGCCTTCTTCCAGCATCTTTTTGGTGATGCGCTTCGCCGTGCGCTCGATGGCTTGAGGGGTGTCGAGACCTGCCCGATCGAGTTGAACGGGTTGGGTCCGGATCTTCCCGTAAACGCGTTCGACCATGACCTTTGCTATCCCCGGGTCGCCCTCGTTCAGCAGTTCCATCACTTTGACCTGTAGCATTTCCAGCCCCGAGCTGGTGGCCTCCAGCATAGCAACCTCAGCTGCCAGCGATTTGGGCACAGGCTTGTCGCCGTACGCCTCTTTGGTGGCCTGTAGCCGTGCCAGCTCCCGCCGTTTCCACACGTCAAACGAATCGTTCAGGAACATGCGGAACTCTTGACGGGGGCGGCCTTTGGGATTGTTTGCGGGTTTCCCCTTCAGACCGTGCGCCATTTTGTTAAATTTCCTTATTAAGTTTTTGCAGGATGGTTACATCTTCCGCTGAGAGTTCGACGAGCCGAAAAACACGATCGCGCAGCGGCTGCCACTCTTCACGGGATGTTATGTTGCGTTCAGGCAGGATTGAAGGCTTTTCGCCTGTAACGTCGCCGACGCGCAATAAAACGAGTTCGCCAGCATGTGCTAAAAGCATCATTTCGAGGCTACCTTCTCGTAACAATTTGCGCGGGTTAAAAATGTGAGGTTTCGGCACTGGTGCGCCCTCTCGTGGTTGTGTGGTTGTCACAGTTTACGAGAGGGCGAAGTGGTGGGTCAATCTTGTGGGTTAGTGGCTCGTGCTTCTGCGCGGTCGAGGCGTTCGACCTCTGCCACGATCAGAGCGCCAGCTTTGACCAGATTGCGACGTTCTCCGCTGTCTTTGAAATCACCCGCACCCCAGGGCCATACGTCGCCTGCGAATGCCAGGCCACTGGTGCGCACCAGCGCATAGGCCGCTGCAGCGTCCGCCATTTGCCCGTCGGTGTACTGATCGTCGTCCTCGGGCAGGCGCTTCAGTTCTTCGATCTGGCGCGTACGTTCGCGACGAATATCTGCCAGCGCCGCCGTGTCGTCTGGCGCGTTCAGTGCTTCGAGAGCGAGGTCAAAAATGGCCTGGAGGGTAGCGTCGCCGCCGAACTCTACTGTGCCGTCGGCAGCAATAGCCGCAGCGACGTCCTCTTTCATTTTGCGGATAAGACTTTCAGTGATAATTGGCATGTTATTTACCTTTGTTTTTGCGAAGTTCTGCGTAGAAAATTTCGGCTGCGCGGGTTGCTGCGTTCGCACAGCCTGCAATTTTGGTATCGCTCAGGATCCGCCCCAGTTCGCTGGCAATGCTGCGCGCGAAAATATCAGCCGCTAGTTTTTCAACGTTCTGGCTATCTTCCGGCAACGTGATGTTGAGTATTCGCTGTCCCATTATGTTCTGCCTCCAGTTTCTCAATCTGTTCGTCGGTGAGTTCCACAAGGGCAAACACTCGGCCTACGAGGTCAGCAGGGGCTTTGCTGTTCCCCTGTAGACGTGTTCCGCGTACACCAACCTGCCCGAACGATGCCGCGCCCACACGCACCACAACACGATCGCCGTTAACGACATCCTGCATGGCACTTACAACACCGCTACGCACCAGCGTGTTAGGGGAGTGGATTTTAATCATTGCACGTACTCCATCAGGGCTGGAGCCATGATCGCCTGCGCGGCAGCCAAAGAATCAGCGTCTTTCAGGCAGGTGCGGTTGACCTGGGCTAGCTCTGCGCGAAGCGCCGCGTGCTGGCTGGTGGTGTACAGACGCACAACAGCGGTAACCCCGGTGCCCCCTTCGATGTCACTCGAAATCACAGGTGTGGTATATGCTTTATCTTCGGCCTGAGTGGTTACCCAACCAACAACGCGGCGGGTCTCCAGGCGATAGCCTTTTTCTTTTGAGTGGGTCAGTTCAACCTTGATCGCGATCCCGGTCTCAGTGGTGAATGTAGACATATCTTTTCCTTTTGGTAGTTTGCAGTGCAATTATGCGACAACCACAGAGACAACACAACCCTTGCCTGCATGTTCTTCAGCAAGTTCTTTTGCAGCGTTCAGAACTTCGGCAAGTGCGCGCTCTGATTCGTTGAAACATTCGATCGTTTTCGCCAGTGCATCCCATTCGTCAAAACGCCGTCTATGGAAACTGTACGCCGTCAGCTCAACGCGGAAATATTCATGGTAAGCATCGTCCTCAGTGAATACATAAGGTTCTTCGCTGAAATGCGCCTGAAATTTGATCCCCTCGTACCCAGATTTACCTACCTGGAAATACCGGGTAATTGCTTTGGCTTTACGTTTGGCCTCTTCTGCCTCCTCTTTGGTGGCAAACACACCGAGGCTCACGCCGTTAGCGTACGCGTAATGCTTTTCTTTGAGCACGGGTTTAGCCTCGTAGGTCTGCCCCACCCACTCCGCGATCGCCGTTCTGAATGCGTCTACGCGTGAAATACCCAATTCATTGGCTTTTTGCTCCACCAGCTCAATGATCGAAGTGTCCAGCATGACGTTAACTTGTGCTTTCATAAAAAATACGCTCTCAAATGCAAATAAGTTATTGATGTGAAAGGGAATAATGCAAAATGCAATTTTTACCCCGAAAAGTTAGAGTCTATTTTGTTGTTGCTTTATAAAAAATACTATAATTTATTATTAAATAATACTACTAACTAACTAACTAACTTAATATAAATATTGCATTTATGCATTTTAGTGTTGTAGAACAGCGATTTAACTGCATTCCATTTTGCATCTGAAATGCAGTTTTTTGCATTTATCGCAGACATTCAGCCGGACACGCGAGCTTTAACTCCACATAACGGCCATTTACTTTCTTCTCAAAGACGACTTTTCGACGGTTAAGCTCCACCAGCAACCTGTTGGTAAAGTCGCGTGTTTTGATAAAGCGAACATCGTAATTCTGCAATTCGCACCAGATATCGAATGCGTGCCGCAGGTTTTTAGTCGGTTTTGCACCATTCGGATCGTCCTGGCGCAGCTTGCCACCGATGACAATCCATTTATCTGTCTCCACCAGCAGGCTCGCGAACTCAGCGATCGGATCCGACTCGCGGGCGATCTCCTGTGCGCGTTCACTATGTTTACGCCAGAAGTCCAGCTCGGCCTTTGACCCTTCCGGGAACATGTCGACCAGGTAACTGATGATCTCCGGCAGTTCGGCAATGATCCGCTGGTCGAAGTCCAGGATGCGCTTATGCTCGGGCACCACATAGTCGAACGGGATGATCACACGGCGGACGTTCAGGCCTTCGGTGGTATCGTCCCACTCGACGGGTTTATTGCCCGCCAGCAGCACGGATGCGTTTGCCTTTACCGAATACGCCGCGCCGCCCAGCGGGCGTATGCGCACGGTGTCGCCGCCTGTGAGCTGTTTAATCTTGCGGGAGCGCGCCTTGCCGCCGTCCGTTTCCGGGATGTATACCATTCGGCTGGTTTCGTACGACGCCAGCGCGTGCTGGTCGCGGTTGAGCGCTTCCAGGTCGGTAGCCAGCACGTTTACCTCGCCACCCACCAGCGCCGCGCACAGGTTCGCATACACCGATTTACCGCCGTTCGGTGCGCCCACCAGCTCGATAAAACATTTGTAAGAGGCGAAGCTGCCCAGGACGTAATAAAGGCCTGCCAACATGACCATACGCAGGTCTTCGTCGCCCTGGCTGATCTCACCCATCCATGCAAGGAAGGTCGATGGCTGCGTGCGGCCTGCCGGGTCGTAGTCGATTTCCATGCGGTTGCGCAGGCCGTGGTCGCGGCTGTGCACCATGAAAACGCCGGAGCGCACGTTGAGCGTGCCATTATTGAAGGCGATCAGGTTAGGCTGCGGATCCGGAAGGCGATCGAGGCGCTTAACCAGCGTTGATGCGATGGCATCCAGCGTGCGGGCATCCGGTGCGGACATGTCGCGCTCTATGCACTCGCTGATGTGACGATCGAACATGTCGAACTCAACCCAGCAGCCCGCGTGGTAGCGCATGATGCCGTGGGAGCCGGAATCCGATTTTTTACGCGCCGGGTCGAACCGGAGGTTCCCCGCCCATGCGCGGGCAATATCGAGCGCGATAACGCCGGGTGCCGCCAGTGACTCTTTTTTCTTGAGCATCACCAGCCAGCTGGGGTACTCGGGGTATCCCTGCGCTTTGAGGTGCTCGCGGTAGGCCTGCTTGATCGCCGACTTAAGCTTAATCGCTGCGGTGTTGATAGGACCCTTCAGGTTGTTCCGGCTTTTGTGGGAAACCTCTCCGGTTTCGGTGTCAACCGTCCACCCTTTCTCCAGCTCGTTCTCTTCCAGCGCGCGGATGAGTTCCGCCCGGGCCTGGGCAACAGGGTCAACAGCTTGCTGGTCTGCCTGCGGATCTTTCTTTTTGAACTCGACAGCCTCGGCACCTTCCACAAAGCGATTACTCTGCGTGATCCGGTGGTTTTCCCGCTTCATGGCGAGCGCCAGCTCTTCGTAACCGCAGGTGGTCAGCACGGCATACATCGAATACCCGCGGTTGATGTCCCGTTTATCGGTGTCGTGCAGCCACTCGATGCGCCACTGGTCGTATTTACCCCGAACCGGAGGCATGATGAGAATGTCGTCTTTGCTGGTGGGGCTGGAGTAATCCGTGCGGTATGACTGGAGCTTGTAACCTTTATCGGTCTCGACCCCTGCCTCCGCCAGCAGCTCAAGGAAAGAGCCATCCGTGCGCAGCTCGCGATCGCTGGCGCGGGTGTTTTCTTTCTTCGGTGCTTCACCCCACTGATCGACGTCCAGCACGTCGCCGTCCATGACGAAGGCCTGCCCGCCATGAATACCTGCGTAAATTGGCTGGCTCGCCTTCCACACCGATACGTCATATTCGACGTTGCCCGGCAGCCCGGCGGTGAATTGTGCGCCCACGAAAGGCAGCTCGTGATGTTCTACCGGGCGTGACAGCTCCACCAGCACGCGGAAACGGCGTTCGCCGTCGCCCCGGCGGTTATCCCCGGCGGTGGTGTAAAAGCAGTGCGACAGCCCGCGCAGGGCACGCTTAATGGCGACCATGTTGTGGCTGGTGCAGTTATGGTCAACGTCGATCGGCAGCCACAGACGCGGCTGTGCTGCTGCATTGTTGCGTTTGCCGCCTTCACAGTCGGCCGTGATGTAGGGCAAGTGCGCTTTCAGGTATGCGTACTGTTCGTCGTCTGACAGATCCGCATCCGTCTCGGGGAAACGGTCGATAAAGCCTTCGCACATGTCGCGGAACGTTGGCGCAGTCAATTGCACCACGTCGCTGTTTTCGGATGTCTCACCGTAGGAAAATCTGATCTCTGGCATGGTGGCCTCTGTGGTCTATTTGAACCATTCTTTAACGTCTGGGCGCAGGTCAGCTTTTCGGTATTCGCCTTTTGTTTTCTCCTCCAGCTGTGCTGCCGCGGTAGCGCTGATGCGCCCGCGCTTAAGCCATTCATTTACCGCCTGCGGGGTGACGCCCAGAAATTCGGCGAGGCGAGCCTGCGAACCAAAATCCTGCACCAGTTTTTCCAGCGCTGCTTTCTCCTGCGCAGCGATGCGTTCAGCAATTGATTTAGACATACCTTTATTCTCCCGTTTAAAAAGTGCTTGCGATAATAGATCAGGCGGGTCTATTATTCAACCGCAGCATAAGCTGTAACGAAACCGAGTAACCCATCATGAAAGATAAAGAGCTGTTAGGCCTTTTTAAAAAATGGCTGCTGTCTGACGATAACGAGTTTTACCTCGACGGCATCGCAGGCTGTGGTAAATCCACCCAGGTAGCAATCTCACTGCTGCCGTATTACCTCGAACAATTCCCCGGTCACATTGTGCAGGTCATCGCGCCAACGCACGCTGCAAAGCAAGAGCTACAGGCCAAAATCGACTATCTCGACGAGAGTAATTTCCACACGATGCATAGTTATGTTGGCATGGCGCCGGAAACGAATGAGGGCGCTGTTGACCTGAATAACCTGCAACGCAATCGCCGTGTCCGTGAAGCGATGGAGGCTCATTTCGTGGTAATCGACGAGGCCGGGATGGCGGATGAGGAGTGTGCAGGCGTAATCAAAACGCTGCTGAAGACGAAAACCGTTTCCCGCGTCATGTACCTGGGAGATAAGCATCAGTTACTGCCTGTGAAGGGCAAGCAGCTCCTGACGGCACCGGAAGGTTTCAAATGGCATTACGTGCTGCGCACCAACTATCGCGCCCGCAAAACGCCAGACGTCCAGCAGTATGTTTATGATCTGTATGCGCGCATGGAGAAAGGGGGTAAATCCTTCCGCTTTGCGCCGGAGGCCTCCGAGAATCTGGGCTTTGTCAGCATCGCCGAGGCCAACATTGACCCTCGTTTCGACCGTGCGCTGGCGTTCACGCGCCGCGGCGTGCAGGAGTTCAACGAGGCAGTGGTGGGGCGCGATCACGCCATCGTCGGAGACATTGTGTTTTCGCCCACCAGCAAAAAGCATTATCGGGTTGAAAAGCAACAGTCTGGCGACATGGCGGAAATGATCAAGGTCCGCACCGCGCGGGGCAATTGGCTGGACGACAACAGCGATAAATTCCACACCCGCGGATTCATCGGTAACCTGGTTGATGTTGTTGAAGGGTTAAAGCTGCTACAGCTCCAGCAGGTCGAAGTGCGGGGTGGTGAGTGGGCACCCGTGCCGGGTACGTTGCCAGAGTGGATGTTTGCCACCTACGGCACGCACCGACACGGCGCGCAGCTGGCCGCCTGCCGCGAGGGGGCTATCAATGCCAACAACAAAATCGTCGAGGCTGAGCCGTCCTATTTTGCCGGGCTGACGGGGGAGCAGGTGCACGAGCGCATCATGCAGATCTCACAAGAGCACTGGAGCAACCCACTGGTGCAGGCTCGCCGTAAGGCCTGGCGCAAGATGTATTCGTGGGAGCAGACGATCCTTTGCATTGATGCGCCGTTCTGCACAACGGTGCACGCCGCCCAGGGCGCGACCCATCGCCGCAGCTTTATCGACCATGACGACCTTAAATACGCCCGTTCGCATGGCGACACTTACGTGCGCCTGTTGTACGTGGCAATCAGCCGGGCAACCGAGGGGGTTTACTTTGTCAACTAAACAAGAGCTGAAAGACGCGATCTACAAATATGGCGATCTCTGTATGACCTACGGGGAGCGCCTGGTGGTGAGCGCCGAGGACATCGTACCGATGCGCGAGCAGTGGCAGAAGATTAACGCGATGATCGAGGAGCTGATCCCGGATGACAAATAAATTGATGGTCTGCCAGCTGCGCAAGGGCGACGTCATCGTCGGCGGCTCCGGCAAGCGCTACGAAGTCAAAGAGGTCACTATGCTGCACCAGGAGGTGCGTTTAGTTACGGACAAACATGAGGCCGTGGTGCCGTGGTTCGCATCGGTTGTGGTGGAGCTGGGTAAAGATGATATTTGAACCGCGTTACTACCAGGCGGCTGCCATTGCCGCCCTTAAGAAGTTCAAAAAGTTTAAGCGCCGTTTGATTGTGCTGCCAACGGGCGCAGGCAAGGCCATCGTTGCGGCGCTGCTGTCGGAGTGGCTTACTGACGAACACCCTGGGCAGAAGGTGCTGATGCTGGTGCCCACCCAGGAGCTGGTGAAGCAGAACATGGAAAAGCTGGACGCGATCGGGGTCAATGCCTCGACCTGGTGCGCGTCCATTGGACCGAAGAAGATGCGCGGCGACATTGTTATTGGCACGCCCCAATCGGTGTATCGGAACATGCACATGTTCACAAATGGGAACTTTGCGGCCTGCGTCTGGGATGAATGCCACGACGTGCACCCTACCAATCAGGCAATCATTGAGTCACTGGAGGCGGCGAACGAGGATTTCTTCACCCTCGGCATGACGGCCACACCGTGGCGCACAGGTGACGGCTGGATCTACGGCGACCACGTTGACTACGGCGTTACGCCAGCCGACCAGACGAACGCCCCGTTCTTTGAGTTCTGTTGTTATGAGGTGAAGCCGCACGAGCTGATCGGGGCGGGGTATCTGACCGCGCCGCTGCCAACCATGCAGATGGAGAGCTACGACGAGGAAGGCCTGAAGATGTCCGGCGGCAAGTACACGAATGCGTCGCTGGACAAAGTGATCGGTGGTCAGTCGGCCAAAACCCAGCGTATAACGGCACAGATTGTGCGTGACTCGCACGACTGCCGATCGGTGATCATTTTCGCCGCCAGCCGCCGACATGCACAGCAGATCTGTGATTGCCTGCCTGTGGGTGAGTGGGCGTACATCGACGGCAGCATGGACGCCGCCGCGCGCAAACGTGCGATCTCTTCGTTTAAAAATTTCGAAAAGAAATACATCGTAAACGTTAACATTCTCACAACTGGGTTTGACCACCCCGAACTCGACCATGTGGCGATCACCCGCCCTATGGAATCCTCTTTGCTGTGGGAACAAATGATCGGCCGAGGCTGCCGTATTGCCCCCGGCAAAAAGTGGTTCAAGATCTCCGACTTCGGCGGCAACGTTGCGGAGTTCTTCCCTGACGGCGACGTGTTCACACCAACCATGAAGGTGGCCTATCGGGGCAGCCCGCTGGCGCGCATCGACATTGATTGCCCTGTGTGCGGGTACACCAATAAAGCCGCGCTGCTAAACGAGTACAACGTTGCCGAAGGCGTGCCGCTGCCGTACGACTCGCACGGGTGGGTCATCGACGCCGTAGGCGAGCCGATGCTGCTGGATTACCCGTACGTGGGGGCGAAAGGCGAAGTGATAAACGAAATGCGCCAGGTACCTGCGCACATGCTCCAGCGTTGCTGTGGTGTGGAGGTTGTTGACGGTGCGCGCGTGCAGTGTGACCACATGTGGAACTTTAAGCGGTGCTCCTGCGGCCATCGCAATACTTTGTCCGCAAAAATCTGTTCTGGGTGCCAGAAAGAGCTGCACGATGTTAATGCGAAGCTGAAAGCCGACCGCGCCGCTATCCGTGAAGTTCATGCGATGGAACGGGAACAGATCGAGCGCATCAAAGCGGAGATCCAGCGCATCGCCGCTGCTGACCCACACGAATACCGCCGCGCGCCTGTCGAGCGTGTGGCGATCGAGAAGTACATCACCCGTAAGCGTGAAACCATCCTGCGGGCGGTGGTGAAGCTGCCACGCCCGCTGGGTAACATCGAGGTGTTTCTGCTGAAAGATAGCGCACAGCGCAAGCTGATCTGCGAAGCGCTGTTTGGCAGCTACATCGCGAAAGATAACGACCTGCTGAAGCGGTTTAACCATCCGATCGAGTGGATGAAGCCACGCAAGGTCACACACGTAGAATTTAAGGTGCCCCGCAGCAAAAAGGGCTACCCCCATATCAGAAAATATGAGGTTCAATGAATGGCTAAACGTAAACCGGACTACCATATGCAAGCTAAATTCTGGCATCCGCAATTCACCCAGGAATGCGCAGGTACAGCGCCCTTTGTTATCGGTCAGTGTTTTATGTTACTGCCGCACGACCGCCGCGAGCAATTGATCCGCGAGCTGACAGACTGGCATAACGAACACCCAGCGGAGGCGACGCCAGATGGTAAGTAACCGTAAAGCCCGCCTGCTCCTGAAAGTACCCGCTGTTGCTGTGGGTGACGAGGGCTATTACCGGGTGAGCAACACCCGCAATCTTTATTTCGTCGGCGTCCTTAGCGCAACAGCCAGAAAGTATCGCAACGCCCGACAACAACGTGCCATTAACAGAGCGAGGAGTATTGGTTATGACTTTTAACGAATGGTGGGCAGGTCAAAACCTGCCGGAAGAATCGCGCGTTGTCGCCCTCGCAGCCTGGTATGCGTCCCAGCTGTATGGCGAGCACACGGCGCACCCTGCTGTGTTTACTGCCCCGCGCGGGCTATCCATGGCGCACGGCCACCAGCTGGATGTGATCGGCGCGACTCTGGGTTTGACGAGAACGCAAGGAACAGAAAACAACCCTCCTGAAACCGATCAGAGTTACCGTGAAAGGTTGTGCCAGAAGCGGCGCGAGATTATCGCGAAAGATCACGATGCACGGATCACTCCCCCTCGCCGTGATGGACTTTGTGCCCACCAATGGATCAGGACTGAAAGCAAAGATATATGTTCTAAATGCGGGGTTCCCCTATGAATTGCCCAGACGATATCCCGTTCTTTGACAGTCAGAAAGGAACAGGTGATGAGGCCTACCACCAGCAGACCTTTTTTAACCAGCTGCGCAAGCATCATCCTGACCTGGCGAGCATCGCGATCCATGTCGAAAACGAGGGCAAGAAAACGGCGGCGCAGAGTCAGCACTCTCGCCTGATGGGGCAGGTCAAAGGCGCCTCCGACATTATCCTGCCTGCGCGGGTGCCGCTGGTGATGGAATTGAAGATCTGGACGGGTCGCCTGTCGAAAGAGCAGATCGAATATTTGCGTAATGCGCAGACCCACGGTGCTTTCAGCTGTGTGGCGGTGGGTTTCTACGGAGCGTGGGACGCGTTCAATTATTGGCTTGACAAGTTTAAATAATCATTTACTATCACGTTTAGTTTTTGATTGAGGCAACAAAACATGGCTCTTAACGATGTACTGAAAAAACCAGGAATTGAAGCGCCGATTATCCTGTTGGCGGGTAACCCGAAAGTGGGCAAAACCTCTTTTGCGTTGAACCACCTTAAAGCGCTTAAACCGGTGATCATTCCATCTGAAGATTTAACCGGGGTGTTCGACATGCTGCCGGAGGATGAAGTGCCTATGGCCTTCCCTAAGCTGTCAGAACCCACTGCCGCTCGCCCCTTCGCTCCGCTGGATGAGGCGAAAAAGTATCTTAAAATGCTGTTGAACGAGGAGCACGACTTCAGCCTGCTGATCCTCGACACTCTCTCAAGCCTGGAGCCGAAACTAATCAATGCTCTTTGCCTGAGCGAGAATGTACGCTCGATCAAAGCAGCATGTGGGGGTTACGGTCGCGGCTATGATGTGCTGGTGTCCTACTGGCAGGAGATCCTCGACCTTATCCTCCAGCTGCGCACCAAAAGAGAAATGGCTGTGCTGCTGCTTTGCCACGCTGAACCGCGCAAGGTACGCAACAGTGCCACTGAAGAGGAGTACGTGACGAATGGCCTTAATCTGGCACCATTAACGGAGTCACTATTCCTTAAGAATACCGACGCGATCATGTTCTTACGCCTGAAAACGCTGATCCGTGACAGTGAACAGGATAAGGGCGGGAAAACCGTTAAGGCTGGCAAGGCTAAAACGTACGCCGATCGCCAATTAATTACCGATGCGTCGGCAATGGTGGGGTACACCGTTGCGGGTAATCGCTGGGGTCTGGATCCGATGTATACGATCAAGCCCAACGACACGACGCTGCAATTGACTGATCTGATTCCATTCTATTTTGATTAAAGAGGCTTGATTTTATATGACTATGATTCTCAGCATGGCAGGTGTTTGGTCTACCGCTAGCGGCACCAAAGTTGAAGCGCAGGAGCGCGTAAAAGTAGGCGGCGGCGTTATGCCTGATGGCTCTTGCGGTATTTTCCGCGTTGTTAAAGCCGAACTGGGCACCGCTAAAGTGTACGACAAAGACGGCAAGGACACGGGCAACCAGGACGACGTCGTAAAAATCCAGTGGAAATGTGTTGAAGGACACACCCCAGACGGCGACGACATCGTCAACCGCGTGCAGTTCCAGACCCTGCGCCTGTGGGATGAGGATGATGCGAAGTGCGACAACGCACGCCGTATGTTTGCCTCGATCGACCTGCTGGTCAACGAGGGCAAGCTGGCTGAAGCCGAAGCCGAGATCGACAACGAGACCCTTGCCGATCTGGTCGATGGCGAAGCGATGCTGACTGTGGGTATGTTCAAAGGCCGTAACGGCGGGCAGGATGGTAACTACGTATCTGCTATCGCCCCGGATGAAGATTATGAGCCGTTCCAGGGTGAGGAGGATACAACCCCTACCCGTACGCCGCGCACCACTCAGCAGGAAGAAAAAACGACTGAGCGCCCGCAACGTACTCGTCGCAGCCGTTAACCACTACCGGGGGCGGTAACGCCCCCGCCTCACCCTTTAATAACTGGAGCTTTAATTATGTTTTCCATCACTGTATCAGGCGAAACACTGGCAGAAGTAGCATTTAACGCGGCACGTCTGGCTGAAGAACTGACAAAACAGTCGTTCGTCCAGGAGCAGAAGGACGCGCCGAAAGACGAGCAGCAGGACGAGCCGCAGCCGGAGACCCCAGCGCCGGAAAAAACCGAACAGCCAAAAGGTCGCGGCCGTCGTACTCAGACCCCGGCGAAGGAAGAGCCGAAGGAAGAGCCGAAAGACGAAAAACCTGCCAAGCCAACACGCAACCGTCGCGGCGCTAAAGCTGACAAAGTAGTCGAAGAGACCGAAGACCAGAAAGCGGATCGCCAGTACATTAATGAATGCTTCAGCGACCTGGGCGACCTGGCACAGACCGACACCGAAGTGCGTGATGCTGTCGGCGAAGTGCTGGCGCGTAATGGCCTGGCTAACATCGCGGAGCTTAAAACCGACCAGCTGGATCAGATGCTGGATGATGTTAACGAGCTGATGGATCGTTTCTTCGAACCTGCGCAGCAGTAACCCACCAGCAACAGGAGAGGCCGCCCCGCGCGGCCTTTTTTACGACATGGCAAAACGCAGATTAATTAAACCGTCAGCCCTGAAAGAGCTGTTGAACTGCCGTATGTCCGCAGTGCTGTCGCAATGGGCGCCCTTCACGCAGACCCATCAGGCGCTTGCTGGTACCGTGCAACACTACGTTGCCGAGCAGGTACTGAAAGGCAACATGCACAGCGTTGCTGATGCGGTCGGCAAGGTGTACGAGAAAGTTATAAAGTTCGATAAGAAAATGGCAGCTGTCACTGGGGCGTACACGAACTATGTGCAGGAGCTGGCGCGCCAGCCCGGGGCGCAGCTGTGGGTCGAAAAGAAGTACGATCTAACCCAGCATTTCGGACGCGAGGGCAAGAAAGAGATCGTTGCCCTCGCCGACGCCGTTGTCTGGACGCCCGACCGCACGCTGCACGGTATCGACCTGAAAGCGGGTAACAGCCCCGTAGTCGCCGACAACAACCCCCAGCTGCTATCCTACGGCCTCGGCGCGCTGTTCTGCACGCAGTGGCTTTACCCGATCGATAAGGTCGCGCTGACCATCCACCAGGGCGGCAGGCCGGACACGTACACCATAGCGCCTGCTGGCCTGTGGATCTGGCAGAAATTTATCCGTCAGCGTGTTGCAGAGGCTTACGACCTCGCGGAACGGTATGACAAGGGTGAAGTGATCGAAGTCAAATGGTACTCACCATCACCGAACAATTGCAGATTCTGCAAAGGCAAGACCAAATGCCCGGCAGCTGACAAGGGGGTCTAATGAGCGATTTTGACGTACTCCATTACGACTGCGAGACCCGCAGCAAACTGGAACTTAGCGACGTTGGCGCGGCGCGGTACGTGCGCCACAAAAGCACAGAGGTGCTGTCTATACACTGGGCGTTCAACGACGAAGACGTGGTTAACTGGCAGCCCCTGCGCGGTGAGCCTATGCCGGAACGCCTGCGCAAAGGTCTGGCTGACCCTGACGTGGCAAAATGTGGGTGGAACATCCTCGGCTTTGATAACGGGCTGATGCGCGAGAAGTACGGGATCAATATCCCGGTGGAGAGCTGCATCGACGGCATGATCATCGCCATGATGCACAACCTCCCGGCTGGCTTGGACGCCTGCGCGCGCGCGGTCCGGTCGCCGGAACTCAAAGACCAGGCAGGTAAAGGCCATATTGGGCGGTTTTCTAAACCACTGCCTGCAAACGCCGTACTGCGCCGCCAGGGTTATGATTTCCGGGACTGGACCACAGACCCGGAGGAGTGGGACGGGTTCATGGGCTACGGCGACCAGGACGTTGTGACCTGCCGCGACACCGTGAACCGGATCCCCCGCTGGAACTGCACCGACTTTGAGCTGCGCGTGTTACAGGTTAACTGTGCCATTAACGAGCGCGGGATCCCCCTCGATGCTGACATGTGCCGCAGTGTTGTTCAGCTGGCAGGGCATAAAAAAGCCGAACTAATCCAGCGAGCGATTGAGATCACAGGAGGGATCCGGCCTACCCAGCGCGAGAAATATAAACAATGGCTGCTGACCCAGGGCATCGTTATCAGCAACACCCAGAAGGGCACGATGGAGGAGATCCTCCGCCGTAAAAGCACGCCCGACCATGTGCGCACCGTGGTGCTGGCTGGGCTGGAGCTGGGTAAAACCTCCACCAGCAAATACCAGACGGCACTTGATTGCCTGTGCCCTGACGGTACCGTTAAATGGTCGATTCAGTACGCTGGCGCACACACGCTACGCTTTGCCGGGCGAGACCTTCAGCCCCATAACTTCCCCCGCGGGACTGTTGAAGCGCAGCGGGTGAAGCTGTTCACTAAAGGGCATACCGTTACCGGACGAGTACCCCGTGGTGATTTCTTCGCTGATGCGTCCAGCTCTCTTCGTAACATCTTCAAAGCGCCGGAAGGCTGGGACTTCTCACAGAGCGACTTGTCAGCGATTGAGGGTCGCGGCACCGCATGGATCGCTGGTGAGCAATGGGTGCTGGATGAGTACGCAAAAGGCGCTGACATGTACGTTATGGACTTCGCCATGTGCTTTGGCATGGACTACGAAGAACTGTTTGAACGGTTCAAGGCCGGAGACAAAGACGCGAAAGACATGCGCCAGAAGGGTAAGCCGATCAACCTCGCCTTCGGTTACGCCGGGGGTGTTAATGCTTTCGTGAACATGGCGAAGAACTACGGGATTGACCTCGTGGAAATGGCGCGCGGGTTGTGGAAAGGCGGCTTGCTGCGAGAGGATGATATTGCCGCAGCGAAAAGGCTATTCCATATGCCTAAATTTAAACACAACATTGTCGCGTCTGGGTTCGCCGATGATATGGACACATGGGTAGCACTGGATTGTGTCAAGCGCGCATGGCGCAGGGCACACTGGCGCACGGCGGCATTCTGGCGCGAACTGGACTACGCCATCCGGCAGGCCGTTGACAACCCCTGCACCTACGACCGCAAAACCGGAGAACTGAAAAAACGTTGCGTGTATACATGTGGCGTCAATGACTGCCTGGAGGTCGAAGTAGTCAGTCACCTCGGCGATGACTGGCTGCGGATCCGGTTGCCGTCCGGCAGATACCTGTCCTACCTGTGGCCTAAAATTTCTGGACGGAAAAAACAACCTGTCTTCACCGGGGAAGTTAACGAGGACGGCAGCCTTGTACTCGAAGACGAGGACGAAGACGACACCGTGATCAGCTACTACGCGCCGAACAGCGGCGGGATCATGGTTAAGAAGTACATGCACGCCGGAGTTTTCACCGAGAACATTGTGCAGGCGTTCTGTCGTGATGTGCTGTGCGAAGGCTTGATCCGGTGTGAAGAAGACCCGGAGTTAACACCAGTGTTGCACGTCCACGATGAAGTGGTCTGTTTAACCAAAGGCAACAAAGTCGACCGGATCACCAGCCACCTATGCCAGCCCGTAGCGTGGGCGCCTGGCCTACAGCTGGCAGGCGAAGGGTGGTTCTTTAACAGGTACCAAAAAGACTAATGAATTATTTGAACGAGTTCCATAAACCCACAGCAGCCTGGCTGCGCGAACTGTCGCGCGCGGGCTGCATTGACGAGGCTGTTGTAGATGACCGATCAATCCTCGACGTCAAAGCGTCAGACCTTATCTGGTTCAACCAGTGCCATTTCTTCGCAGGCATTGCCGGATGGTGCGAAGCCCTGCGCCTCGTCGGGTGGCCTGCCGACATTCAGATCTGGACGGGTTCCCCGCCGTGCCAGCCCTTCAGCCGCTCGGGTAAAAAGAAGGCCAAAGCAGACCCACGACACCTCGCCCCGCAGTGGCTCGACCTTATTACCGAGGGCAAGCCTAAATTCATTGCTGGCGAACAGGTTGCGGACGCGATTGCCTGCGGCTGGGTCGATGATCTATGCCTTCACCTGGAAGAACAAGGTTACGCCGTCGGGTACGTCGTACTCCCAGCTTGTAGCGTCGGCGCACCGCACGAGCGCAAAAGGCTATTCTTTTGTGGTGTCCATGAGTCAGTGCCTGCCGCCGATCGCGAGCGCCTCGCCGTTGCCGCCCAACGCTATTATGGCACCGCTGGCAGCCTGGCAGTCCCCGACAGTGACACAGATCAGCGTACGCTCGCCAGAAGCAATGGCAAAGCGCGCCGAACACCGCGCAAAAACCGGGCGTACCAGCCTGGCACCGGGCAACCTTGCGGAGCAAGTGACGCTGTATCTGGGGTCGTGGCCGACAGCGTCAGCACGCGACGGGAAAGGCGGGTACCTCGGCGGGCGCGTTCGGAACGGGAAGATCAGCACGGATGTGCTGGACGTGACCGCGCAGCTGGCAGCATGGACAACGGCGTCGGCGTCGGACGGGCGCAGGGGCGGGACGCTTACGCCGAACATGACCGGGTCGTCACTGGTGCAGCAGGCGCGGTTGACGGAGAGGCTGCCGGGGCAAACAGACTTACCTTTCCCGATCCGCTTGCTAACGAGTGGTCAGGTGCTGATTGGCTACTCTGCAAAGATGGACGGTTCCGGGCAGTTGCACCCGGCACATTCCCGCTGGCTGATGGGGTACCGCATCGAGTGGGACGCCTGCGCGGTTACGGCAATGCAATCGTGCCCCGAGTAGGCGCTGAATTTCTTGCGGCCTTTATGCTTTCGTTGTAAAGTACGTTTAGTTTTTAACTGATAAGGATCTTAACAATGCTTGTACTGCCGCCACTCGTGTATAACCTAAAAGCTGAAATAACTGACTTTGCTGTGGACATGGAAACATTCGACACAGCGCCAACAGCGAAAATGATCTCGCTGGCGCTGGTTGGGTACAACCGTTTTTCCTGTGAAGTAGCGGAAGAGATTTACGCGCGTTTTGACGTTAAGCTCATGCCGGGCACCGTTAGCCGTTCGACCATTCAATGGTGGAAAAAACAGGATGCCATTAACCCTGGCTTGTTGGCTGAAGCCACAAACGGAACCACCGACCCTCTGGAGTTCTTCGACGACTTCACCCGCGGATACCCGAAAGGGGCGAAAGTGTGGGGTAACGGTGCGACATTTGATGTGACCATCCTGGAAGAGACTTTGAAGTCGTTGAATTGCCCGGTTCCGTGGCCGTTCTGGGATGTTCGCGACCTGCGCACACTGCTAGACGTTGCCGACGTGAACGCGCGCCAGTGCCATTTTGACGGCGACAAACATAACGCTTTGCATGATGCGCGTCATCAGGCGAAAATGGCTATGTACGCTAAACGTAAAATCCGGGAGGCTCTCGATGCTGATCGCGGTTGATATCGACGGCACCCTGTTCGACTGCCGCGCCCGTGCGCATCTGATCCCCGCTGACCCGTCGCGCGCAGAGAATTGGACGGTGTACAACAGTGCGCGCCATCTGGATGTACCTCGCGAGGCGGTGATTAATATGGTGCAGCTTCTCAGCTGGTCGTATGAGGTCATATTAGCTACCTCAGCAGGGCAGGCCGCTCTCGGTCGCATAGCCGATCAAATGGATAGCGTGGCGCTCTCTGAGGCTACGCTTGATATGCGCCCAATGAATGATCACCGCAGCGCGCTGGAGTACAAAATGGAACGCTACCGCGAACTGAAACCGGATCTGATTATTGAAGATCATCCGGGCATCGTCGCGGCCTTGCGTGCCGAGGGGTTCACCGTCCTCCAGATTGACAGCATGGATCCCACCCTTTAACCTTAAGCGCGACAACCACAGAGGGTCGCGCATGAAACTGGACGAGCTGCTGCGAAGCCAGCGGGCAATTGACACGGAAAAAATGGAATACACCAGGTTACCCGCTGGCGCTAAAAGGCCGTGCCGTAACAGACACACCGCCGAGCGCGGGATCACTTATATGAAGGGTACGGGACGTTACCGTGCTTTCGCCCATCGCCCTTTTTACCACTTCGTCGGTACATACCCAGATCTGGGTCTGGCTGTGGCAGCACGCGATCAGGCCGAACTTTTGGGTATGCGCCGACTGCACGAGGCAGTACCGGAGCTACTCAACGAAGATGCACAGGACGCAGTGCAGATCAAACGAGTGAACCGGAGCCAGTTTTCAGTGGTGTATGTGGTAAGCGGCGGCGCGATGTCCACAGATTGCGAGTCCTACGATGATTGTCTGGCATGGCTGCGGGACTGCCGCCAACAAATAAGAGAAAGCAATGCGTAAACGTTACAAAGTTATCTACGCGGATCCGCCGTGGTCATATGACAACAAAGGCAGCCGCAACACCGCGGACAAGCAATACGTCACGACTGGCATTGATGCTTTAAAACGGATGATGGTTTCCTCTCTGTGTGATGAAGACGCGATCTGTTTTATGTGGGTTACGTTCCCGATGTTGCAGGAAGGGATCGACCTCCTGAAAGCGTGGGGTTTTACGTACAAAACTGTGGCTTTTGTCTGGGTGAAGCAAAACCCGAAAGCAGGTTCCCCGTTTATGGGGATGGGGAACTGGACGCGTACCAATGCCGAAATGGTCATTATGGGTACGCGAGGAAGCCCTAAACGTCTGGGGAAAGGTGTTCATCAGATTATTGAGGAGTTGCAGGGCGATACCCTGGCAGCCCCCCGCGCTGCCCACTCAGTTAAACCTAAACAGATAGCTGATAGAATTGTCGAGTTAATGGGGGACGTCCCCCGCCTGGAAATGTTCGCTCGTGAATCTGCGCCCGGCTGGGACGTATTCGGGAACGAGGCACCGGGATCCATAACTGTAAGGACTAAAAAAGCTCATGGCTAAACCAACCAAACGTACTCATGAACAGCGTATCCGTATGCTGGAAAACTCTATACTTAACCTGCACGACAATGTGCTGCCTGCGATGAATAACGCCATTGCAGAACGCGACAGCGTGATCCACGCGTGCGTGCTCCAGCTGCGTAATCTAGACCCGACCCGTAAACTGGTTAAAATTGCAGGACCTGAAGGTCATTTCTGGATGTTTGCCACAGAGGAAGAGGCCGACGCGGCGGCTGCCCCGGCTCCCGCGGTTGACACAGAAGAGAATGCGGATAATACTGCTGGTTAGTAGCCTGACAAGTCTACTTTCAGTGGTGGCTTTAAGACCCGGCAGCGATGTCGGGTCTTTTTTATTACGCCAGTTCGAAATGCGGAGAGTCAGTTTCCCCTTTTTCGTGTGGCCTGCCGTTCTGATTCCAGTCAGCCCCCCAGCGCAGGGTAACCCCCAGCTCCTTAGCGGCGGCAAACATAGCGCGGCTAATCTCGACGAAATCGCCATTCCATCCGCCCACTACTGGCAGTAAATCCACCGCCACACCATCGAGGTGCTTTGACTTCATCGTCCAGGTAACGACTTTGCCCGGTGCGGTTCGACCCTGAGCATAAAGCTGTCGCTGACGCTCCAGTGTGCGCAGGCCTTCGATGACAATAAAGTCAGTTTTTGTCAGCTCAAGCGCACGGCGAACAACAGCCACGAGAGAAGGGTGCACTCCCTTCAAATTGTCTTCGCTTCGTTTACTGAATCTAAACACGGCGATTTAGCTCCCATATTTTTATGATCCCCCGAATGGCGATCAATAACAGAATAGACCTGATCACATTATGAGGTAGCTGCCCCGAAAGCCCGATCATAAAACCCGCCGCTGCCGCAGTACCGAACAGGCAGTGCCAGATGGTGTCCACGATCGAAGCGTTTTTCTTAGGGTGCAGCACGCGGATCAGACTGGTGATAAACATCGTCCCAGTGCACACCAAAACTAACGGGCTGTGCCAGAACGAAGTGGTGTTCGGCGTATCGGTACCGAAACCGAGCCATGTTAAAAAATTATTCATTACGGTTTACTCCCTGATCGAGCTGCAAACCAGCGCTTTATAAACTCGCTGCCTTCTGCTACTACCACTTGCCACAGTGCCCCCATAGTAAACCCCATGCCAATAAGTGCATTAGGTGATTTTACGCCGAAATACTCACACGCCCACGGCGTTATGAATAGCGCCACGAAGAGCGCCGACAGTAAATACGCGATCCTCTGCCCCACGGTTAGATCCTGCTTTGAAGTGGTCAGCGTGATAAACCCCCCAGCGACTCCGGCGAACATGA